ACATCATCACCCTCGTCAAAGCCGGTTATTTCTACCCCGTTAATCAACAGGATCGTATTGAGGAAGCTGTATTGCTGCATCGTTTACTCCTTATCTCTCAAAGACACCGTTGATTTGAGCGCTATGAATAGCACCGGCACCAAGGGCGATAAAGCTGATACCCGGATAATTACGGGCTTCCTTATCGGACTGGTTAATATCCGCTACAGGTATAGTCGTTATTTCATACCCGTTAGGCAAGAACCTTCCGTCAATGGTTTCACCTGGAGCAAGCAAACCATTCCGGACCGCTTCATCAAGAGCGTTTCCAACTTGCTGTTCCAAGGCTGCTACACCTTTGTCGGTATAAGGAACCTTCGTGGTGCGGGTTAGCAGGTAGCCGAACACGTTTGTCTGGATAGCGTTTTGCAGCCAGTCAACACCATGTACTTCATCAAAGAAGGTATCATTAGCCATCTTGGATTCGGCGTACATATCACTCTGACCTACCAGAATGAAAGCGTTACCTAGCTTATCATCCAGAACAGCTTTTTCGTTTTGGGTAAGCCGCTCAACCGTTATGCCCGGACCCTGTTTAAACTTGAGGGTTAACGTGCTGTTCGGCTGATTGAAGTTAACAGTAAACGCACGACCAAAAACAGAAGCAGTGGGATACTCATCAGGGTGAGAACTGTAGTTGCTGATAGTACGGCGAAGCCCTTTGGCTTTAAGCGTACTAAGGATGTCAGTAGTGTTAACACTGTCCAAAGCGTCAAGGTCGTTAGTAGTGTTACCAAAGATCTTGACCCTTGCCTCAGCCCAATCAGCAGCCGCTTCAACCGCGTCTTCAGTGTTAACCACAAAGTCATCTCTGACCTCCTTGGTAAACATAAAGCCGTACCAGTCGGGATCAACGTTTTGGATTGCATCAAGACTTCCGGTAATGCTTTCAGCATCAATGCCGTTTAGCTTGGTAGCTTCACCTTGACGGAGCTCCAGGGTACTGGATACATCTGTTCCTGTGACATTGGTTGTCGCAAAGCTGATGCTTGAAGTTAGCCCGGTAGTACCGGACTCAACGAAGAACCTTGTACCGTCATGCGTAACGGTAGCAGCGGTGAACCCGCCAGTGGCGACAGCCTGCAAAGCGGTCTGGATTGTCGCCGCTACTTCAGTAAGGTTAGTATCGGTGCTAAAGTTAAGCCCTGTAATGTCTTGTGAAGACCCGTCAATGCTGATGGTAAAACTACCGTCATTAACCCCTGTAAACAGGGCTAGATTCTCAGTCGTGTCCGCTACAGCTCCGCCTCGGAGTTGAGCAGCCTGAGCCGTCGGGAAACGGGTAGAAACTTTCAGGTTTGTTGGTTTTGGTTGTTGGCTGAAGTAAGCAGTAGCAGCAGCCACCACTTCTGAGTTAGAGTCCCAATCAGCAACTACGCCATCCAGATTTGAGTAGGAACGGATACGTTCTGCAACACCGATAACACCAGTTTCAGCGGTAACGATGTTTAGAATTCCGAACCCTCTCCGTGCTGGAAAAGTAGCCCCGATCGCGATGCTAACATTAACCACGCTAGAAACTGGGATTCCCATGTTATTGCACCTCTATATCAAAGTTATAAGCCAAACCGCGAGCCTGGAATTCACCTGTTATATATGCAGCCTGTATTGACCGCACAATATCTGAATCAGTACCAACGGCATTTAAAACAAGATCAAACTCAGACCTTTGTTCCCAGCCGGAATCTCTAACTTCATCTATGTCCCTAACATCCGACCGGCTTACCAAACCGACCCCGGCTAAACTAAACAAGGATTGGATTGATTCTCTTACTAACCCTGTCCTAACTTTACGGGAGTTATCCATAGCGTTATCCCTGTAAAAGTTTATAGACATAGTTATGTTTCTTAAACCTTCTATGGTCTCTGTTAAGTCAGGGTTTCCATCATTGTTTGAAAACTTTCTTTGTTCCCAACCTAGAGACTCTCCTACTAAAAAATCAACGTTCGCGTAAGCCCCTTGAGGCCTAGGAGCGTTTTCTTGCTTTGCCTTTATTGTGTACCCCGGCTGTTCCAAAAGCAAGTCGACGGAGTCCCTAACTAGCTTGTTTATAACGTCTTCAAGTATCATTAGACTCTTGTCCCCATTGCTGATGTATAACCGTAATTATCCCAGTCTGCTGACTGAATTATTTTGTAGCGGTTACCCTTATATAAAACGATATCAGCTTCAAGATTGTCTTTGCTTACAACTGTCCTTAAAGGTTTCTTAGAAATAAACAATCTGATATCACCAGTGCGTTCACCTTCAAGAAGGACTTCTAACTGTTTAGGGGTAGGTTGTTGAACACTTGCAAGGGTCTTGAAAGTTGAAGTGGAACCATTCTGGTAAATACCATCAACATAAGCACCGGGGGAAATTCTTTCTACAGTTATTACCTGAGCGGTATCACTGTCTAAGGCTGCCGATACGTTTATAACCATTACTCATCCACCTCATAGGTTATTGACTGTACAAGATGACCGGTATTATATAGCGGGTTACCTTCACGGTACTTCAAAGGCGGAGAGTCTATATCTATTATTTTATCCTGGACATCGGTTTGCACTTGTAAACCTATTATCCCCAGAGCTTTCTTGACGGTTGTATTACCCTGTATGATCTTGTAACTGAGTTTACGGAACATATCTTTGTAGTCCCGCTTCTTTTCAACAACGGTTGTTCTAAGATAACTACGTTGAGGGATGTTCATTTTGTCACTGCCGAACTCGTGTATCGTGCCAACCATTATCACTGAAGTACCGTCCGGGTAATCATTGCTTCCTTTAGGGAGACCAACCTTAACACCATTAGGACCACGGCCGAACTGCTTACCGATACGCTCCAGTTCCTCTATAGCCTTGTCCGGACGCTTCTTGATTCTGGTCTTGGACTTCATAGCTGGTTACCTACCAGTACCCCCGCAAAGGATTGATTCCTTATCATCAGAAACCTTTGCCCGTATACCGTAGTCATATAAAAGTCTTCAGCTTCCGAACGGTTATTACTACTTACAGACCGGGTGACAGACACCCCGCCAGCAGACTTGGAACTTATAGGGCCAACGTTAACTGACGCGTCACCGGCTTCTGATAGCTCTCCAGCAGTGAGTAAATGAGCAACCAGATGAGCCTGAGCGTAGTTATACTTCCCGCCCCAACGTAACTCCCCAGCCCCTAAATAAATATTAATACTGTCATCTATGAATAGCTGTATACGTTCATCTGGGTATTCCATATCATCAGCAAACTCTGGGAATCTAGTTCTAAACTCCGTAACAGTAACAGTCATTAGAACCCCCTAGTTGATTGATAAATTAGAATCGCCGCTAATATACCAGCTACCCATTTAAGAACTTCTTTAGTGACGTCCCTCTGACCTTTCTTTACGTTACCAGTGTCTTGAAGGGTTTCAATTCTTTCTTTTAAATTGGCTATGTTTTGCTGGTTGTTTTCAGCTTGCCAAAGTTCAATCTTTCTCAATCTACCATCGGTTTCATCAAGTCTATTGCCGTAACGAGATATAACGTGTTCATGATTGTTAACACGTTCCTCAAGACGAACAACAGTTTCAAGCTTCTTTTCTATACCGCCTAAACGTCTATCTATCGTCTCTAGGACTTTCCATAATCTTTGATCAGGGTCTTGTTCGGCCATAACATACATCCAGTAAGACAGCTTCATGTTAGACATTCTTCATAACCCTGTGCCAAGATTATAAAGAATAGCCCCTGCATAGCAAGGGCTACCCATTTACTCTTTCGGAGCCTTTGGCTCTTTTGCTGGCTTCGGGGCCGGGGACGATTTGGACTTGGATGTGGAAACTTCTGATTCAAGCTCCTTTTCATCTTCACCCTTACCGAATTCCAGACTACCTTTAGCCTTGAGCTCTTCAACGTAAGCGTTAAGGATCTTACCATCCTTGCTCACGAACTCTTGCCAGTGTTTATCATCCACGACATTGAAGCCGGGGACGATTCGCACTGTAACGCGGTTACCATTTTTACCAATGGTTTTGATGTTGAACTGACGAGCAGTTTTGTTAGTTATACCGGCCATGATTTAAATCCCTGTAACGATTGCGAGTGACAGCGGGTAGTAGATGTTAAGACCCGCCAGACGGTTACGACCCGGTACAACGAATTCCAGGTTCTTTTGCTGTACCGGCATCATTTCAAGTTCAACCGGGATTTCCAGTTGTAGCTTGTCAGGATTACGGTCATAAGCAACCATCGCGTCAGCAGACAATTCTGGATTATCACCAGCAGAACATTCGTTAACCGGAATGATATCCTCAGCACTGTTCAGGTACGGGCTATTCTGTACCAGATACTGAAGGATGGTTGTATCGCTGTTTGCACTACGCGGAGTAGAGCTGATGTAAGACCACTGATTAGGCGGCAAGAGCAAGGTGTTACCACGCTCAACCATCTTAGTAGTCTCAAAGATGTCAGCGAACAAATCGTTAACATCAAACAGGATTTCATCCGGGGTTTTGTTAACCCACTCAGTACCAGTGCCGGGATTAACTACATTACCTGCCGGGATGTTCGGGTTACTGAACAGCCCTGGAAGGTTAGCAGTAGCATCACCGAAGAACGCGACGTTGTTAACCACCTGCTCAATGGAACGCATAGCGGCATTTGCACGACGCTGATCCAAAGCCGCACCAGTAAGCTGAGAGGCTTGGATTTCGTCCAGGTTGTAGCCGTAGGAAGTACCTACAGAACGAACCGGGATGGTGGTTTCCTTACCCGCTACATCGGCGCGAGGCAGATCATCGGCGTAAGCCTGAATAATCTTAGCAGCACCGACCTGATCGTAGGTACGGTAAGTGATAGACGTAACACCGGGTCCGCCTTCGTTGGAGACAGGGAACAGGGTCCGGGCTTTGAGT